TTTCAAGACTCTTGACTCTTTCATGATACTTAAAAGGGTAAGTCATCAGAACTATTAGAAACCTCTGCCACTGGCTTAGTCTCTTTTTGTTCTTCTGGGTTGTATGTGTTAACACTTAAAGACACATCTTTTCCGTATTGGTCAGGCTGGTCCTTAAGGTTTACATTTAATTTAAGATACTTGTTTCCTTTATAATCAAAAACATGTTCTTTTACTTTGTCAATATGAACAGTAACAGTCATCCAGTTATCATTCATTTTTTTACCGCCTCCGCAGTAGATTGTTGGTTTTTTTTCCATTGTTATTTGTTTTTCTTGTTTTAAATCTGACATAAAATGCCATTCTTTTTTTATCATTAAAATTTATAAGTAATTCCTACAGCTACAAAAAAACCTCCTGTAGCTATTGCAAGAGTGTTAGGGTTAAAACTTAGCTTTTGTTTGTGCCATACCATGCTAGTAGTTCCAGCAGTCATCAAACTTAAGCCTCCAATTATAGCAATTTTTTTCATAATCTAAAAGTTTAAGTCTACCCAAAGACTTTTTAGGTATGATCTACACTCTTGAACTCTGTCATAAATCTTCCTTATGTCCTCTTCATTTCTATAGATTTCAAACACTTTGATTCTATATCTAGAGTCTATGTCAGAATATTTATATTTGCTAGCGAACTCTACTAAGTCAGTGCTTTCGTCTCCAAAGTATTCTCTTTGAATTAACTCCTCAGGCGTGTCCATTAGTGTATAGATTAATTTATACCTGTCTATGTCAGTCAAAGCCATGTAGCCCTGAGCTTGCCAATAATAGTCTTTATTAGGTACACTATTAAAGTATAGAGGAAAACTAAAACAATCCCAACTATTTTTAACATCTATTATGTAATGTTGTAAAGCGTCATCTACAATAGCGTCTGGAGTTCCTGTTAAAAAGCCATTTTCAAAAGACTCTTCATTCTTTACTAAATTAGAAATGTCTAATTCTTTAGCTATAAAGTTTAAAGACTCTACTTCTACAGCGTTTCCTTTGTCTATATACTTACTAAACACCTCTTTTTTACGGTTATAGATTTGCTCTTTGCTCCACTCCTCTAAATAGGTTTTAGTTGTTTTAGATAGTGTTTCTGTTTTACTTCTAGGATTGGTCATTATTTTACCAATAGCAGAACATCTTATTTTAAATTCTTTCATCTTATTGGTTTTTAATTGCGTTAGCTACTTCGTCTGCACTTGCTACGTTAGAATCTACACCGATTCCAAAGTTAGCCAAACATCTACCCCAACTAGATGTCTCACAATTCTCTATAAAAGAAGTCTTGTTTATAAAAGTTGAGTTCTGCTTTTCGTGTGCGTGTCCAGAAGCTACTTCTATTCCAGCATCGTTTTTAATAATTGTTTTAATTATTACTCCATTTTCATTAATGTGAGTTATTTCTGAGGTCATTGAATATCCTGTAAATTTTTCTCTAAAATATTTAATTCTCTCGTTTACTGTAACGTAGGCTTTGCCCTTAATGTCAACTGTTTTTAATTGGTTCATTGTTGTGATTTTTTATTTTGGTTAATATAATGATTAATTGTTTGATCCTCTTTGGATTGTAATTGATAGCTAATTCTTTTAGCTCAATAGATATTTTAACAACCTCAGTTATTAAATTACTAAATCTATTTTTATGGATTTCCAGGTCATTGTCACTAAGTTTAGTTCTTTTTAAAATACCCTTATTCCATTGGACCTGACTTATAATAGCTAGTAGTCTGTCACTTAGAAAGTTGTGTCTTTGGTTAGCTTGCCAGTAGTCCCATTCTTGTTTTTGTCTGTAGTAAAACTCGTATTTATCCATCGTTAAAATCCTCCATAAGTTTTAGTAACACCTTAGAATAAGACTTATGTCCTAACTCTTTACATTTGTTTTGGAACTTAATTAATATTTCTAGCTTGTCGGCTGGCACATAAAAAGTTCTAGTATTATATTTAATATTTGTCATTTTAGTTATTTTAATTTACGCTAATATATAACTATAATTATAATTATAACTATAAATTAAAGAAACTTTATTAACAAACGATTGTTAAAAGAGGTGTGTTATTCTAGCTATTTGACCAAATTCACTAAATAAAAATGCTTCTATAGCTTTGTTATTTGAACTTTGATAACCTGAGGTGTGATGCCAAGTGTCAGCTTCACTAGGTGACATAAGAGACTCCACCCAAAGTCCTGGATATTGCTTAGCTGAAATTTTGTGATGTATATGCTGAGTAAACATGTATCTATATTTCGTACTAGACCAGTCTGGACATTCGTCTGCTACTATCATTGGTAACGTGTCAGCCTTAATTTTATGACCATGACAAGAAGATATTAAGTTGTTTTTGTACTTGTAATATTTACGCATTTGTAAACTTACATCAAAAGAAACATTTTTATTATGTCTAAACCATGCAGCTAACAACTCAGCAACCATCCATCCCACTGTGTTGTCATGATTACCAGGTGTAAACATTACGTGAACCTTAGAGACTTGTAATAACATTTCTATTATTTCAACCATCAACCTTTTAGCTATTAGAAAATGGTCACTTAGTAAACCGTCACTATCTTGTCTGGTTGAATTTGTTGTAGTCATGTTAAAATTATCTACATGCAATAAATCTCCTGAGAGTAATAAAATAGTCTTGTCTATGTTAAACCCTTGAGACTTTGCTAAACATCCTCTAACTCCCTCTAACGCCCTTGTAACTGCTATTTGATTGTTATACTCCTCACCACTTACAAAAGACCTACACAGCTTTCCTATATGCAAATCACTAGGACACATAAACAATAAATGTCCGTCTGTATATTTCTTATGGTTTAGTTTTGGATATTTAGGGGAATATTGTTTAGCCTCTTCTATAACTTCTTTAGCTAGTTTCTTAAAGTCTTTTTCTGTTGCTTTAGGTTGCTTAAAATATAGACTAGCGTTGTCGTTTTTAATCCATCCACTATGCAAAGTCTTAGGGTCTAACCCCTCTTTTTCACATTCTTGAATGGCTCGTCTGTAGTTGTTTATAATTTCTGCTTCGTCTTGGTTAAGTCTGTAGCGTGGGTTGCCTTTATCTTTCCACCTTTTATTATGAGATTTCAATTTTGGTTAGTATTGGTTTTTGTAAATATAATAAAAATATTTAATTTACTTTTTTGAGCTTGTTCCGTAATAGAAAGCAAATATATTACCAATAACAACACCTTCAACCATTCCCATTAAATGTACGAACAATTCATTGTGCAAAACATCTGGTATATATACAACTGAATAAACTATAAAAACAAAACATAACAAACCAACAACACCTGTTAAATTCATCATCCAGTCATTACCTCCAGCTTTAGTAATTTCAACTTCTCTTTTTCTAGCTGAGTCTCTGTCTGCTACTTCTAGTTTATATAGTTCTGTGACTTGGTTGTGTAGTTCTGCCTTTTCTTCTGGTGTTAAGTCAGGATCTTTAGAAATAATGTTTTTTAATATTCCCATAGTACCACTAGAAGGTAACACATCCCCAATAATTTCTAAAACTTTAGGAGCTTTCTCTTTTAATAATGTTCCTATTTTACTGTCTTTTAGTTTCTTCACCTATAAATCTTTATATTCAGCAGTGGCGTTAAAGGATGGACAGGCTTTATTAGCAAACTCATTATGAGAATAAATAGTAGATTCTGGAAACATTGCTTTTAATGTTTTAAGTACATGCAACAGACTTTCTTTTTGACTTTCTGTTCTAGTGTCTTTAGGTGTCTTTCCGTCTGTCTCAACTCCTCCGCAATAACAGAGTCCTATGCTGCTTTTATTATTTCCCTTCGTATGAGCTCCAGACTTGTCTATATCTCTTCCTTTTTTAATAGTGCCATCTAATTCTACATAAAAATGATAGCCAATGTCTGACCAGCCACGACCTTCAACGTGCCATTTCTTAATAGTTTCAACTGGTATGTGTTGACCTTCTCTAGTAGCAGAACAATGAACTATAATTTTATCAATTTTCCTCATCTCTTTTTATTTTTCTATTGACTTTTTTTTTTGCGTTTAGTATTAAACGCTCCTCAACTCTAGCAAGTTTTTCTCTTAGTTGTGTGTTTTCTTGGATTAACACATCAATTCTAGACTCTAAAGACTCTATTTTGTCTTTTAGTTGCATTATGACCTGGGCTTGTAAAGAGTCCTGGCGTTGTTCTCTTTTATCTCCTATGTCTATTTTCTGCTTTATTATGTTCCAAATTTCTTTAATTCCTAAAGCTGAAATTAAAGCTATCAATAAACTGTGGTCATCCATATTTATATTATTTACCTTGTCCATTGTATTTTTTTACATACAATTTAGATCCTTTAGTCGTAGACGTTTTAGTCTTAGCGTGGATTCCTTTACGCTTTTTCTTAGGTTTGTATTTCTTTAGTATTGTAGATTTTCTCATTCTTCTGGCATTGGCTCACTCCAAGCATCGGTTTGCAATAATTCAAGAGCTTCTGTTTGGTTCATAATATCTCCAACAGGCACTATTGAACCATCACTTATAAAACTTGGTGTAACACTATAGCTTAATAAACCTTGTGTATTGGCTAAGTTTCTTCTCATACTTTGTGAAGAAGATTGATTTACTTGAGAAAAAAGCACTTTGTCTGTATCGCTTAAATCTATTACTATATAACTTCTATTATTCATTTTTATTTATTTTAAAATTTTAACTTCACGCTGGTGTGTCCTCTACGCGGTCTAAAACGTCCATATTAATTGAAAGCGAATTTGCATCTGAAAACGGAGCTGAGCCAATAACTTCATCTCCACCCATTCCAGAACTTAAACCATTTGCATAGCTTCCAACACCATCTACTATAGCATCTTCTCCCATATTTACAGATGTTCCATTGTTGCTACTTGCAGTTACTTCATCTAATACTGTCCAGTTAGTATTGAAAGAACTGTTACTCCCTAACTGCCACCAACTTACTAAGTTTGAATAGGCACTATGGTTGTTTAGATTAGATGGTACTCCTTCATTGTAAATTTCTATTACTTGTGCAGATGTTAATTCTGCGTTCCATACAGATACATTTGAAATTTGACCACTAAAAAAATCACTTGTTCCAGCAGTGTCCCACTCTTGGCCAATAGAAAATAAAGTTGCATTTGAAAAATCTGGGTTACAATTTGATATAGTACCAATAGAACTGCCATCAATATACAAAGTTAACGTAGAAGTTCCTGTTGATTTTGTTACTACTACATTGTGCCATTTATTATTATCATAATCACCTTGAAAAGCTCCATTATTGCCACCATCAAGATATCTTACATGTGTTGAATTATTTATATGGGTAATAAGTAATCTGACAACATTACCTTTTGATGATGTATGTGCTGAGAATAAAGCATTCCTAAAATCATTAGTACCATCTCCTTTAAACCAAAGGCTTAAGCCATAAGCATCCCCTGTAGATAATTCACCAGCAAAAGAATCTAAATCTATATAATCATTTGCTCCATCAAACTCTAAAGCATACGGCGAAAAACTTGTAGCTATGTCTCCGTCAGCTTCTTCGGCTGCAATATTTGTAACTAAATAATTAGCTCCATTAAACGCTGATTTATCACCGAGTTGGTAATATGCAACTGGCTTTGGAGATAAACTCATTGGGTTTCCTATACCAGTAGAGCTTGAACCATAAAGAGTTGTTACTTGGCTTGAAGAAAGTGCGTAATTATAAATGGATACAGCGTCTATTTGGCCATCAAAATAATTAGCACCAGCATTCCATTTTCCAATTAACCAATTAGCAGCACTATTAGCATAAACACCTGTAGAAGTTCCTAAACTTGTATTATCTAAAAATAAATCAAGAGTAGTGCCATTGTAAGTCATTACAACGTGATGCCAATTTGATGTATCCGTAAAAGATGTAGTTACTGCTGTAGCACCATTATTATAAACTCTTGCATATAATATATTATTGGATAAAAATATATCTACTCCTTTTGAACTTGATATACTATTTATTCTACTTGACACAATAGGTTGATTACTTGAAACGGTATTGTCACTTTTAAACCAAGCTGAAATACTAAACGACGTTAAAGAAGTAAAAGCGTCGCTTGTATCAACATACTGACTACTCCCATTAAAGTCCATAGAATAGTTTGATTGCTTCGATTTATTCTCATTGTTAGGCAAACGCCATTGGTCATTTATAAATTCTGTACTCATATTAATCTCCCATTCTATTCCAGTAAATTAGGTTTGAACCTGATACTGTGGTTAAGTCTTTAGTTAAATTAGTTGATGTTGCATCGTAAATACTTTGTATTTGTGTAGATGTTAAAGCTGTGTTCCAAGCTGCTACCTCGTCTATTTGACCATTAAATAGTATTGATGCTGGATTAACAGACCTTGCTCCTATTCTGTCTAAACTTAAACTTAAAGTTGATATGCCTGAGTTTGTAGAACTTTGACTAAACTCTCCATTTTGATTTTTTAAATACATAGTAACTGTGTCTGTGGTTTTTTCTATTGCTAAATAGTTCCAAGAATTTACAACAATATTGCTTGCAATAGAAAAGGTTAAATAAACACCTCCTCCAGTAGAAACATAAAGATTTTGTGATATATACCTAACTAAATAATTATAACCAAGAGAAGAGCTACCAAGTAACACATAATCTGTAGAACTTGTAGTAGGCTTGAACCACATTGAAACAGTACAATTTACACCTAAATCTATAATTTCAAAATCTATATAATCTGAACTGGCAGAATCAAAATTCATACTGTAATTATTAGCAATTCCAGCAGCAGTTACAGCTAAATCAAATGTTGATGAATTAGGACATCCAGCACCACTTGTTTCATAGAATATTTTATAAGATTGTATAGTAGAATTAGCTAAATCAATTTCACCAGTAGAAGAATTAATACTTAATCCACTTGGATAAGCACTAAACACACCACCTGAAGTTGTTGGAGTAGTTGTTAAACTTGCTGTTCCTGTTTGTGGTAAGCTATTTGAACTATAAGCAAAAGTAGCACCATCTAAAGCATTTACTGTAATAGTATTATTTACTGTATTTGGACAACTTCCATTAGTAGTATATACAACAGTATAAGTTCCAGCAGTTGAATTATTTACATTTATAACACCTGTAGAACTATCAATACTTAAATTACCAGTAGATTCGCTAAATGTTCCTGTTTCACCTGTAATAGTTGGTGCTGGTGTTGTTAGTGAATAAGTGTTATGATACTGAATTACACCATCATTCGGCATATAGTAAGTAGTTCCGCTTAATGTGTGAGAGTGTGCTGTTCCGTCTGAGCTTTCTGCTTGTGCTGCTGCTTCTGTAGTATATAAAGGATAGTAACCATCTACAGCTAAAGCACCTGTTGGCATTTGACAATAAGCATTTGCTGAATAAGTTACTGTAGCAGTATCTAATGGTAATTCTGTAACTGTTACTTGTGCAGATGTGTTAGAACAACCGTTGGAGTCTGTGACCGTTACTGTGTAATTACCAGCAGTTGCACTAATAGTCTGAGTTGTTTCTCCACTACTCCAAGAGTAAGAAGCAAACCCAGCACCAGCATCTAAAGTTGTAGAAGCACCAACACAATAAGTCAAAGTTCCTGAAATGCTAACAGTAGGCAAAGGATAAACTGTAACATCTACAGAGTCAGTAGCAGAACACGCACCATTGAATCCTGTTACTGTGTAAGTTGTGTTTGTTGTAGGATCAACAGTTATACTAGCACCTGTTTGTCCTGTGGACCAAGAATAAGTAGTAGCTCCTGTTGCAGTTAACACAGTACTGTTTCCAGTACAAATAGCAACGTCAGCACCAGCAGAAACAACAGGAATAGAATCTATAGAAATAGAAGTTGTAGCAGTGTCAGAACTTGGAGCAGTATAAGTAACAACATAACTTCCAGGAGTAGAAGCAGATAAGTCTACTTGTCCAGTAGAGGTAGATATAAAAACTAGTCCAGTAGTACTAGAGAAAGTTCCTCCAGTGTCTCCAGTTATACCAGGAATTGGGTCTGTTCCATCTTCGCAAAATCTAGAAGCACTATATTCAATTCTTAAAATAGCACCTCCTCCAGTAGCACCAGATGGCATGTAAAATAAACCTTTTTTTCTATTTGGGTTGTAAAATATCGCCATCTTTATTCTATTGGTAAATCACAATTATTATAACTAAATGGAAGTCTGAATCCTATATTCATTCCCCATCCTGTCAACTCATCTTCAAATCTCTCTGTAAAACTAGTCAAAGTTCCTGATCTAACCAAGTTAACTTTTAACCAATCTACGTTATTGCTAGTAGCTGTCTTTTGTTCAAAGTATGAAACACAATCTAAAAGCACTTGACACATATCAGACTTAACATCATTCTCATTAGACTCATCTTTGTTTACTAGGTCCATAGCCATAACATTAAAATTCCAAGTGAAAGTCCCATCACCTAAATTAGCTGGTTGGTCAGCTACCCAAAACAAAGGATAGTTAAAATCTGTTAGCTGGTTATGTTCTACTATTTCCCATAAGTCACCATTGCCAAAGTTCTCTATTTGCTTATGGTTAGTAGCAAAAGTCTTAAACTCTTTTAATATTTGATTATAGGTTAATATCATTTTTTACTATTTCTATATTCGTCTCTCCAGCAATCGCTTCTACTACTACCACCTAAATAAAAACTAGTTTGGTAAGCTGTTTTTCTTGGGTGTAAATCGTCGCTAGTTTCTTTGTACTTAGGGAATAAATTATCATTATCACATAAGTAGTTTATAAGTCTAGCTTCTCTTTCTTCTGCTTTGTTCTTCCATTCGTCTCTAAGATATTGCAAGTCTTGGTAGCTAATAGGGTTACTATTCTCACTATTCTTAGTTGCTACAGATTTGTTTCTATATTTAAATAGCATTGATGTGCTACATTCATACATAGTCCATTGAGCCATAGCTGGAGCAATATAAGTGTCTAATAAATTAACTTCGTCACTGTTTAAAGTTCCAGCAGTTATCTTAGTTTTTAAATCTTCATAGAATGGAGTTCCTAATATTGGATGGATTCTTAACTCCTGGCAGTCTTTAATACTTGGCAGAATTAATTTTACATCTACATTTTCGTCAATGAGAGTAGTGTTCTTTACGTATTGCTCGGATATAAATAAAACTGCCATTATATATCGTGTTTAATTTTTATTTCGTTTCTTACATTTTTAGCTCTACTGCTATATGGTTGTAACACTAAAGCCTCTAAGTCATCTAGTATCATTTGAGCCTCTGTCTCAGCAGCTAACTTTCTTTGTTTTAATATTTGATAACTACTTAACTTCATTTCTTTTTACGTACTATTTGCATTTCCCAGATGTGTCTACAATAAGGAGTTGTTTGTCCTGTCTTTGGATTATTATACCAACCACCTCTTTTAGTAAATATGTCTATACCAGATTGACCAAAGTCATTAGTTAATAATTCTAACTGTTGTAGAGTATATCTTTTAACTCTAGATAAAGCCATCATTCTTATGCAAAAAGGTCTACTCTGTGTCTGTACTGCTGGAGCGTCAGGTCTTTCAGCATACTTATAAACTATAAATGTTTCATCCTCTGGCTTTTGTATGCTTTCTTTAGCATCCTCAGTAGGTTTAAAATCATTATCTAAAGCACCAGCATTCTGTAACTCAGATATTAAATCGTTAACCTCAGCTTGTTCTAATTGTAAAGCCTCAGCTATTTCAGTGACAGGCATGTTAGGATTGTCAATAAGAAGGTCTAAGATACTTTTTTCAACTCCAGTTAAAACTCTATCAATAGCAAATTTATAATCCTTTAAAAGCTGTGTTTCAAATTGTCTAGCATCTTCTAAACTTGTAATAGGTTTAACAAAAGATTGAACTGTCTCAATCTCTTCTATGTCTATTCCAGTTGCTTCTAATTGGTTAAATAGTATTTCATCCTCTACGTCTGCAAACTCTTTTTTAAGACTTTCTGTAGTTCTAGAAACACTACCAGTCAAACCAATAAGCTGTCTAATTTCTTCAATAGACATATTATCTAAAACTTTAGTTGCCACCAGTGGACTTAGTATTCCAATAGCTTCAGCTACTTTGTTAGTCTCCACTTCGCTTTGTGGCAATCCTATCTTCTCTCTTAATTCGTTTTGTGTCATAGCACCTAGAACAGCAGTTTCACTAAAGTATCTTTGTACAGGTTCTATTTTCTGTATTCTTAAAGGTTCACCATTAACACCATTATAGTTAAGAATAGAATTTATTAACTCGTTAAATACTTTTTGTTCTGGGTCTATTTGTAAGTTTTGATATAATTGAGAAGCTACCACAATCTCATCGGCATTATTGCCCATTGATGAGTTATTGTCTTTGATGCCAAAAAGTTGTGGACTTGTTATTCCATGTGCTGTGAATATTTCTTCTCTTATTTGGTTGTTTAGATTTATAAATCTTTCATCCTGTCCATTTACTGGGATTGGCATAATTTCAGGATGGTCAGAAGCCTGGTCTGTAAAAGATAGCAAAGGCTTTCCAGCATTGTCAGCACCAGTAGCATAGCCCTTAAATCTTCTTTCAATCTCAGCCATTTCCTCATCATTTGGTTGACCATTTTTAAAAGAAATTATATATCCAGCAGAAAGATTATTTTTAATATTACTTAATGTAAAATTAGCTATCTCAGCATCTGACTCTAAATAAGGTATTGCAGAAACATAGTCAGGAAGTGGATAAGCTCCTAAGTCTGGTCTATATTCTTTGTAATAAATAACATAATCAACGTCAGGTCTAGCATCTTCATTGTAAGGAAACTGCTGTAGTACCTTAAAGTCATCATTATTTTTTGGGTTTCTTGCGGACCAATCGTCTGTATAATAATACAAGTCATTGTCAACACCTGTTCTAACATCTGCGAAATCTATATGGTTAAC